GGCTTGTGTTTGACATCGCCAAACAGTACAGACCAAGCGTTAGATCCAGTTCCAGCGGTCTTTTTGATCCACTTGACAGCCCCATTCTTCGCTGTGGTATCAGTGTATATTGTACCGATGTCAGCATTCAGATTGTACGGAAAGCCTTGTCCTTTTAATTCCGTTCCAGCACTGCCACCAGATCCTACCGAACGCTTTAATTCCTCAAGATCGTTTTTGCTGGCCAGTTGGCTTGTGTCGATTGTCGGGATTTTAGAGCGTGTTACGAATGGATCACCGCCATTTGCCAATTTTGTATCAATCAATGCATCCAGACCCAATTCAAGGTGCTTGTCTTTGATGTTATTGGCCATCTGGGATTGCAAGGTTGTATAGGTTGGAAATAGTTCGTATGCTTTAGAGGTTGATAAAAATGAAGTCTGTTGTCCTTGAAGCACACCTATATCAACCCCAATCGCCTGAATAACTTGTTTTAGTTTATCCATGCTTCACCTCCTTAGAGGGTATTTTTAGCGGTATTATAAATCTGTGCAAAATCGGTATTTTCCAAGTCAGTAAATTTTTGACCAAGCTCTGTCATTTTAGACACGATAGCCTGATCTGCTGATCCTGCACCGTTAGCAATACGGTCTGCGATTTCTTTGAGAGTGTCAAGTTCTTCTGGCACACCCTCGCCAAGGATTGCGGTTTTCACCCCTTGAATTGCTGTTTCCAATTGTTGTTGTGTGATCCCGCCTTGACCAAGCTCAGACTTGTCAGCTTTATTAGCAAGCGTGGTCTTGATTTCTTTTACGTCAGCACCAACGGCCTGTGCAAATTGTGTGAGGTTTTGTGTGTTTAAAGTCATTTATTTCTCCTTTTAAATTTTAGCTAGGTTATATAGTACGGTTAGATCTGGTAGTTCTTCCGTCTGTGGTCCATTTGGATGTTCTGCAATGTACTTGTCGATTTCAGTCTTGACATCGTTTCTTACAAGCGAAAGAACTTCCACGCTTGTAAATTCGTCTGCTGAACGTGTGATTTCCAAACGTGTCGAGCGGTCACTTGGGAAAATATACCCGTCACAAACGACTTCTACCAAATAAGATCCAATCGGTAGGGGCTTGCTTATTTTAAAAGTAACTTTTGAATTATCTACTGTACTCTCAAATGTAGCCTTTCCTTTTTGATTAAAGATTCGTATTGTAGCATTTTTGCCGTTTAGATCACTAATAGGGCGCATTTGCTCGTCCAGTAGCTCATATCCAAAAAGTGAGGCAGAGTCGCCTTGCTTGACGACTGCCCCTCCTTCAAATTGTTTTAGGTTCGTTGAATTAATGCGCATAATTCACCACCTCAGCTATAATAATTCACCAAATCGTCCTTGTCCCAACACGAAAGCCAGACTGGTCCAAATTGGCCAAATTCAAACAAGCGCCAATAGTAACCACCATAATATCCGCCCTTGCCGGTATCTGTGATATGGGCTTCGTCTAGTTCAAAACTGAAAAACATTCCAGCTTTGAAGTCTTTGTCCGCACCGTCCGGCAAGTTGTTTCCATCCTTGTCAACCCAGTTTACCAAAGACACGGGAATACCGTTTTCGGTCCAGTCAAAGCCTACTGGTGCTAGGTAATCACACTTGATCTGCCAGATACCGTTGACGTATTTAACTTCGTTTGCTTGGTAAAAGGCCTTATCTTTCGGTTGGACGGCTGTGTTCGCTTGATTGTTGGTCTGTGGTGCCGTATCAGCATATCGCCAAACCTCGATATAAGCTGGTTTATTCCAGCTGTAGTAGTCGTTCCAAGGATAGGTATTGATAGCTTGTCCGACTGCTCCTTGTGTCGAATAGTCGCAAGAAATGAAGTATGTATCATCGATCATCGCTCCGACATGCCCACCAGCGCCACCAGATGAAGACATATCAGCACCCCATGACATTAGAATAATATCGGCCATTTGAGCGTCCCATGGTTGGTTACGGCTCACACGATAGAAGCCGTTATTTGCGAGTTGCTGTCCAAGTGTCACTGTTGACGGCAAACCTTGAATTGGGATACCCGATTCTTTCAATACTTGCGACATGATACCAGAGCAATCCCCTGTCCCATCTGAACCGTTGCGAGAACCTAACATCGAATATGTAATCAGCCCACGACGGCTTGTAAAACCGTTAACTATAGATTGTTGTACACTCATGTTTTTTCAATCCTTTCTAAAATCAAAAGCGACTATCCAAAAGAAGATAGTCGCTAGTACGAAAATATTAATCTTGGTTAGGTTCTTCATAACCTAATGCTCGTGTACTATCACTCAATCCTGTGGTAGTTGGGTCGTTAACAATCCCGACAAGCACAAGGAAGGCAAATAGCACATTGATAAATACAAGAACTTTATCAATCGTTTGCCCGAATTCCAATTTGATGCCAAAAATATCGGCGAATGCTTGGAATAGCAAGGCTAAGGCTGGTACAAGGGCAAGCCAAAAGTTTTTATTTTTCAAACGTACATTCCAGTTGATTTTCATAGTGTTACCTCTTATTAATTATTTTTGTTTTGAATTAATGCTTTAAGTTCTTTCATATCCTCGCTCAAGGCTTTGACCTGCTCTGCGAGGATTAATAGAGACTTATTCTGTTCATCGTGGTTATCTAATCGTCTAACTGCAGTTAAACGAAAGTCACGCATAGTTTCGATATCTTTTTCCAAGACTACCATGCGCTTTTCTTGCGCCACGACACTTCCTTTAAAATTGCCATAAATTCCAAGGAGGATACCAACAAAACCTGCCATCATACTGATATCCTCTGGTGTAAAGTGGATCATAGATCACGCCCCTCTCTAATTAAAGTACTGGTTGTGGTGTAGCTGCAGCCACTGGTTGTGTTTCAAGATCTCCGCTTGGTTGTGCTGGCTTGTTTTCCTTTGGAAGTTCCCATTTCCATACTGCCAACTTGCCATCTTGCGACAATTTACCTTCGAGTTCTTCTACGCTTTCGCCATTGTAAGTAAAGTCTGAGTTCACTTGTACCAACACACGAGTGCCTTCGCCATATTTAGCAGTATAGTTTGGATTGTTGACAACAAAGATGTCGTGTGCCTTGTATTCTTTGCCAGTTTGGCCAGTTTCTACCAATTCCAATCCACGAGCATACAAAGTTGGATCAATTGGATTGTCTGTATCTGTTACACGAGCGAGGACTGCCCAATCTGCCACAGATTTGACGCTTTGGATTTGCTGTGTCATGGCTTCGTTATCTTTGGTCAACTCTTGGATTTTAGCAATAGCGTCATTGTTAGCTTCGACAGACTTATCTAACTCTTTCTTGATTGCTACGACTGCGCCAGATGTGTCAAGCTCCATGCGCACGATGTTCAATACTGCTTCAACCAGTGTCACATCATCTTCTGCCATGCGGTTTGTTGGCAAGATTTCCTCAAATACTCGATAAGGAAAATCTTGCTTGATTGCTACCTTGGTGGTGTTAGCTACTGCATCGTATGATTTAAATTGTACTTTGTAATCCATTATTTAGTTACCTCGTTTTTATTTTTAATTTCTTCAAAAAGATCCTTCAAGTCCTTATCAGACTCTAGGACAGAGCGATAGCTTTCAACTTCTTGAGCAAGTTGAGCTACTTGTGATTGCAAATCTGTAAAACGAGCCTTAAACTCGATTTCACCAAGCGTCTTGTCACTCAATTGTTTGTTCAATTCAGCGACCATTGAAAGTAAGATGTTTTCGTTCATTGATTTCTCCTAATTAATGAGATCAGCCCAGTTGCCAACACCACGATAACCGATGCGATTCATGATATCTTTTATCATCATCTTGAGCCGTACCCCGTTTAAGGTGATTTCATTCGTGTGGATATCGTGCAATCTTTTGTCTGATCGACCAATTACATGTTTTACTCTATTTTCGTTCAGTGGCATAAAGAATGTATATCCATCTCTCGTGTTATTGTGGATCATCCACGGACTACGATATTCCCCGTTAGAGTAAAATATGATACGGTCAGCAACGGTTTCGTGGAATGATTCCTTTTCTCCGTTACCATTACCCGACCACAGACGAGTGCCAGCAAATGTTTCATTTTCTACACTCTCTTTCTTATCATGGTTCGTACCTATGACAATCCGAGCAGCCTTTCTATCTTCAAAACGTTCCGCTCTAAAATATCCTTGTTCCAGTCTGATAAACTGAGATGATGTCGTATCATCAATCCGTCTGATGGAACCTTGGTTAGAATAAAAGTTCACACTTCCGTTATCTAAATTAAAATCAGTCGCACCATTATTAGATAGCAACCTTCCACCTTGGATTCTCTCAGCCGACACAGCAACTGAATTAAGTTGTGTGATAAAGGCTTTTTGTGATGTAAGCTCTCTGATAAATGCTTGATTCGATACAAGCTTGTTGATCATGGCTGAATCCACTAGTAGCTTATCCGCTGTTACCGCATTACTAGCCAAAATCTGAGTTGTTACTGAGCCAGATTCCATGTGGCCTGTCCGAACGCTCTGAGAAGCCAGATGCCTACTTGTGATAGATCCATCAACTACCATGTCGCCCTTAACTTTAATTAATTGAGCGATTAAAGCAATAGAGTCTGGTTCTTGGACCATTAGGGAGCTGATTGTTTTCCCATTGATGCTCTTGCCGGTGCCAAAAGAGATTTGACTTGGTGTGATCTGGATGTCTGTTTTTCTCAACATGTCACCCATTTGATTGGTGATTGTCGTGAATTGTCCATCTACCGTCTGTTTGTATTCGGCAAGTTTAGCTTCAATTACGGATGAACCGTCATCTGTTGGCGGTTGGTAGGCTCTCTTGATAGATCCTTCATACACATCAATGTCGCCAAAGTAGAGGCTTGCTGGTTGCCCGTTCGATGATCCATTATTGTCAAAACGCAAGAACGCTTCATCATAGTCTTCGGAATTGATTGTGAAATAGTAGCGTGTGATTCTGTCTTGTGGCACAGTGATCTTGTCAGCAAGTGTGAATACTTTTGTAAAGGTTCCCGTCTCGCCTTTCTTCCTTGCCAAAAAGTAGAATGTGGCAGATTTAAGATTGTCTGATCCAATCGCATCAAATGAAATAGTGTAAGTTGTATTTCTTTTGATGCTGAAACGTTGGGATGCTGCAACTTTTTCACTATTGGTTGAATTGTCAAGTTTAAAGAGTTTTCTGGATTCGTTGTAGTAGATTGGATTAGTTGAAACTGTTACAACTGGACTCAATCCGGGGTTATAATACCCCCAACCCTCTACATCTTGAGGATTGCCACTGTTTCTTAGCAGATTCTCTCCAGCCTGCACAATTTCATCGAATCTTCTTGTGATTCCAGCTACGTCCTCAGTGTATTGCGATTTAGCAACATACCCTTGTTCTAGAATTTGTCTAGTTGCTTTCAGGGCATCTACAGCAGCTTTTTCAGAGTAGGTCAGCATGCGCTGTTCAAGTTCACCGCTTGGGCCAGTCTTAGTCTCCAATTTAGTTAATTGAGTGGATAGGCCTTCCACTGTCTTCTCAAAAGTGGCCTGTGCTTGCTCAACTAGATAATTTTGATCTTCTGGAGCAGGTTGCCATTTGCGGTCATTTGTACCCTCATAGAAGTCAAGCTCTGTCATAAATAGGCCGGCCCATCTGCCGTTGTCATTTCCAACGTATTCAAATTGCAAGTAGCCATCGTCAAAATCACCTACATTAAACTTAAATGATTTTTTAACAGCCATAGAGCTATCAAAAATCGGGCTTCCGTTTTTTTCGAAAATTAATTGTTTTCCTTCAAAGTCCGCTGTACTTCCCTTTTTACGTTTGCAAAAATAAACTTTAAAACTCTTTGAGTTAGCGTCAAAACCGAGCATGTTGAGCATATAGTCAGCGTTACGTTTAACGATAAAACGTGGGCTTTGAACAATTGCTCCTGGTCTTAAAGAAAACATTCTCTTTTGGCCGTTAAAATAAAAGGTGTGAGCTGTAAAACTCATCTTTCCATTTGTTTCAGTCCAATATTTCAGCCCCTCATCTGCTCTGGAATTTCGGAGCATGTTAGGACCACCACTGACACCAATTGTGGTGAACTCTTCTTTGATACCATTCACTGTCTGTTCGACATAAGATCGATCAGCTTTGCCGCTAGTCACATTAGTCAGGTCAGAGATGGCTTTTTCAGTCGTCTGCTCAAATCTGGATTGTGCGCCTTGGATCCCAACAAATTGGCTTTGCGTTTGAGCCTTGAAATCATTGATCAACTTCTGGATATCAGCATCGCTAGTCTTTAATTGATCAGTAGTAGTTTTCAAACCTTGCATATTAACTTCGATGCCATTGTACTGAGCTTTAAACTCTTCTACAATTTCATTCTTGTTTGCTTGGTTTGCTGCTGCGATCTTCTGAGTGACTTGTGCTGAAATTTCTTGCTTGACTACTTCAGCTTGCGCTTTGGCTTGTTCGATCCCATCTGTGATTTTATGTTCCAGCTCTTTTGCTTGCTTGTCATACTCAGCATTAGCATTATCTACGAGCTTCTGCACTTTCGCTTCATATTCTGCATCATAAGACTTCATTTTCTTATCGACAGAATCATTGACCATTCCTGAGATAGAGTCTGCTAAAGTTCTAGTAACCTCACCGAAACCGATGCTGACAAGTTTGATGCTCATTGGATTAAACTTGTATTTCGTGATCTTTTTTCGTAAATCGACATCGTAGCCCTCGTGGAAGATGCTCACGATATCAAACATGTGTACTGGTTGATCTGCCTGGCCGACAACATCAATCTCAAGGCTTTCTTCGATCATGTCGCACAGAGTTTCACGGAAATAGCGCTTTCCGTATTCCTCAAGTGTTTTTTGATCCACTACATCCTGATCTTGTACTTCCATATCTGCTTCGTAGATATGCTTGTATTTATTGATCAGTGGGCTATCAATGGTCACGGTTAGGATTTGATCTTTCTTCCCTTCTTCGTGTGCTTCAATAACCTTTTTAAAATGGATCCGTGTTCTCAACTCTTTGGTGGATTTTGTTTCTTGGAACGACTTCATATTTTTCTTGTAGGCAAATAATGATTCGTTTTCGATTCCACCATGTTCTAGCAATCGGACGCTGTACTTGTCCCGGACAAGGTCTCCACCCCACTGCCCAACGATGGAGTGCTTGTCTTTGGCCAAAGCTTCCATCGCTGAGATATCTTTTAAATTAAGGGTGTGTTTTGACATCACATCAGAAAAGAATGTGAATGGTGTTTCTCGTTTGAACCCGGAAACAAGCGCATTCATTACGGTTGCTCCATTCACTCGATCGACATTGATCTTGTTGATAGAATAACCATTTAACAATGTAGCTACTTGATTGGCGTATACTGTGACATATCCGTGTTGCTTTTCGACTTCAAAGATAGTAAAGTACTGTTCTCCGTGCAAGTCATCAGCAACTAATTCTGTTTCCGGAATTAACAATGCCCATTTGGGGTCTGATGTGGGAAATTTAAAGGTAAGCTGATAGGTGCTGTTAGCTTCCTGGACGATTTCAGAGCTAAAAGCTTCGTTAAGAGGGAAATTACCCTCTTGCAGATAGATCATACTTTATACCTCCAGTTCCCTTTGATTGTGATTTTTGAAACCGTTCCTGAAACTGCAATCCCAGACATACCTGGAGCAATTTCGAAGAAACCGCCTCGTTTTCTCAATGTATTTTTCAGATTTCCATTTTTGTCGTAAACATTTTGTTTTTTGTGACGACAGTCAATTGTTGCCTTTGTATCAATCGTGAGTTGCATGGTTTGCTTCCCAATGGTTAGAGAGACATCACCATTGCCCTCGATTGTAATGACAGGTTCAGAATATACCGTTCCTGGATTGTTTACTGTGCCGTTACCTGCTAAAGTGACTGCAGCATCATTATTTAAGTAACGGAATGGATGCATCTTTAACTTGATTTCTAAAGTCCAAGCATGCAAGCCGTTTTGTTTAAATGATGCGCTCTGGAAATCAGCATAAAAAATAGAGCCTGGCCGATGACTAAACTCTATTTTATTTTCTTCCGGCTTGAATTGATTTACAATCATCTCAATTTCGCTTGTCTTGACAACGTAAAAACTTACCGTTTTATCGTAGCCGTCATAAGCTCCATCGTAAAGATTATAATCTCCATTGGCTCCATAGATCGTATTTGATTCTACTCTTGGTGTAGCTGTCTGATCTTCTCCGAAATCTGTCACATAGCAGTTTGGGATTGATCCAGTGTTGAATCCATTTATAATCATGTTAAAC